ACAAATACATCGCCAGGTTGTTGCTGATCATATGGAACTTGCTGCCAACCTGCATTAATCATCGATTTCTCAGCATCAGGAACATAAAGCGATGATCCCCAAGGTGGCGTAATACCTGCTTTGTTGAATACTTTATTTACAGCATAAACACAACCATTCTGACCGCCATCAGGACCATCTGCTGTGCTCATGCCCTTGAGACTTTGTGCTGCTGCAGCAAGATTCTGACTACCAGCGCCTGGGGCAGATGCTTGGAATGGTGATCCAGATCCCTTAAGTGCAGCTAACTGATCTGTGACCGAAGAGAAACTAGTCAACGACTTGTTAGTTCCAACTCCATCATAATATCCTCTACCAGATGCATCTTGAGGGAGTGCTGCCCACTCCATAGAGAGGTTTTTAGCAAATTGATCTTGAGTAATCTTACCAGACATAAAGTCGTCGATACCTCTTCTCTTAAGAAGCAACTCAAAGATCTTATCTTGACCTGCCTGATCAAACTTAAATGATGATGTATCGATACCAGCATTCTTAAGAACTTCGCTAGCAGTTCTCATCTGGATCTGATAACGACCCATTGCAAACTGACCACCTTTTTCTGACATCAACTCATCAATAGTCTTATTAAGAACAGATGCATCTTGTGCTCCACCAACCATCTTGGTATAGTCATTTCCAGATTCTAAACCACCAATAAATTCAGCGAGTCCACCAGTAGAAACTGGTGATAGGTTATTTTGTTGACTACCTGTACCAAATATATTATTAAGTGTACTTCCTACGAAGTTGCCTGCTTTATCAAGCAATCCACCTACAAGAGGACCAAAAATTCCCTTGAAAATAGGTCCAAGAATATTACCAAATGCCTTGAAACCGTCTTTTTCTTGGAAGTATCTCTTAAGACCTAGAGACTGAAGATCTGCATATTCTTGTTTTCCTTTTCTTTGTGCTTCCAGAATACCTTCACCCATCATTAAGAAGGTGTCTCTACCACGCTTTCCTTCTAATGGGAATACACCTTCCTTACCTGCCTCACCCATCAGGGCATTGGTGGGTTCTGTAATAATACCACCTTTTGCAAATGGGGTCATGCCCATGTCTCTTGCTGCTAGGGCAGCATCAATTCCAACAGAACCTGCAGTACCAATACCAGGAATAGTAGATGCAGCACCTGATGCTAACTCAAGACCAGCACCAAGGAAATCACCTTCCATTGCTCTTTGAGCAGCAAAAATAGCACCAAGTCCTAATCCTACGAGTGGGATCTTCTTACCAGCAGACTTAGCAATAGCACCTGCACCAATCTTGGCAGCACCCTTGACACCTAGTTTTGTAGCAGCTTTTGATCCATATTTACTCGCTGCCTTTGCTGCTGCTCTACCTCCATACTTTGCCGCGATACGTGTTCCTACACGCCCTGCTCCACGCTTACCAACTGCTTTAACGAGTGCTCCAGTGGCAGCTTTGCCACCAATACCAAGTCCAGGACCGCCTTTACCTCCACCTTTACCACCAGCAGCAGCAAGTCGCGCAAATCTATCTGCTTTTAAGAATGAAGAAAGGTCAGAACCCTTCTCTAGTGATTTTTCCTCTCCTCTAGCAAGTGCTCTACTTGCTAACTTATCTGATTGAGCTTGTTGCTCATTATGCATCGATTGCTGACTTACTGTCTGCTCTTTTGTTAAATCAGCAAGACGAACAATTACTTCAGTATTCTTATTGACAGCAGCGACAATATCAGCACCACTGTCTGGTGTAATAGGAGGTGCTCCTTCTCCAGTTGGAGCAACACCTTTCGCACGGAGATTTGCTCTATAATCTCTTACAATAGTTTTTTGTTCTTCTGGAGATTTACCACTTGCACGTAGTTTCTCAATATCAAGTTCTCCAGTCTTACTGAAGAAACTACTATCTTTAATCCCTCCAGAAGGTGCAGATACACCTGGCACATTAGAATATGTACCACCTTTGCCAGCAGTGCCAGGAAGTCTTTTTGGACCACCAGGAGTTTCAACTTTTGCTCCTGTTTTTAAATCAACGTTTATAGGGTTTTTTTCAATCTCTCCAGTAGCACCTTGCAGCATTTTAGGTGCTTTTCTGCCTGGGAGCATACCACCACCAACAGCAGTATTTTCACCAATATTACCTCTGCCAGCAACCTCTACACCACGTCTACCAGACCTGTAAGTGGTATCACGGTCCTTTTTAAATCTATCTCTGATATCTTTGAGAAGACCTTTAATATCATCGAGTTTTTCCTTAACCTCCTTGGAGTTCTTAAGGAAATTATCTCCCGTTACTGGTGATGGTGTTAGAAAACCGTGTGCCATTACTGCCTTGCTGCTTTTTCTTGTTCTTGTTTGACTTGTTCTAAGTATTGCATGAGGAGACTAGTATAAACTTGTCTTTCCCAAGGCATCATATTCTCAATATCACTCAAATTATATTTATGATGCTGCATCAAGGCGAAGTTAGTCTTATAGTACCCTTCCATGGACATGTGGAAGAGTGCTATCCGAAAAAATTTGCTAACCCCTGAATAACCATTGTATTCTCAACTCCAGTGTTTGGATTTTTGATTACAATCTCATGTTTTAGGACTGGTGCAGTTTCAAAGAATTTTTCAACACTTTCAAATTGCTTATTAGTCAGTCCTTCGACAAATTCAACAAATTCTTTCTTGGAAGTCGTAGAACTGTCATATACGTCTTCTGCGTCAAAAATTTGATCAATGCATTTTGCGATAATAGCAATAACGTCATCACCAGTGCTATTTTTGCCAGCAATAGAGACTTTGACGAATTCCTCAAATGAGGGATATTTCATAATTACGCCCATCTCATCAGATAGCATAATTTTGCTGGAATGCCCTTCTGGTTTATCAACCTTGACATCTGCCAGATTGAGATTATAACGAACTTGCGTTTCGCCGTCATCTTCGCATGTTAGCATCATTTCCACAACTTCGCCAACTGACACAGCACGAATTTGTAGGAAAATATATTCTAGGTCAAAAATCGCCAAATCTTCGAGTTTCACTCTAGACTGGATGCAATTTTTTAACAAAGTTCTTACTGCATCTTCAATCTGCTTATCATCTCCAGATTCGAGTGCAAGCAAAAGAACTTTTTCTTCTTTTACGACAAAAGGGCGATATTTGATTTTTTTGCCATTAGAAGGGATTTCCAACTCATAAGTTGGAAGAGCAATTTGTGGTAATGCCATTATGTTTAGACCAGATCATATGTATATTTAGCGCGACTTTTTTACCCAAAAATTGGCGGAAAAAATTTTCCCACTTTTATGGAATTCAATTTACAATTCTGGCACCCATACCACGAATGTCATTCTGAACTGTGTAGTGCTTAGAATAGGAGAACTGTGCTGTTACCTGAGTCAACTGACTTGATCCAAACTGCAGAGGTATAGCATCAATAGCATATGGATATGCCTCTTCTAAAACATATGTGATGGGAGTTCTTTCAACAGGACTATTACCACCCAGGTCTGTCTTTGAGATTAAGATTGTGCTAGAATAGTCGTCCTTATATTGCAATTTAATACTTCTATTCCTACCCCTAACAGAACTACCCGTATTACCTTGAACAGATCGAAGATCTTGTCCCGCTACTTCATCTCCACCTTCACTAAAGATAAAGTCATTCCAGTTTTGTAAGAACTTAAGTGCTGACATGTTAGCATCACACATGAATCCAAGTTGGATCTCTGTAAAGACTCTTGTGTGTGCATAACTTGTTTGTCCGCTACCAAGATACAATCCATTCTGATTGCCTTGTGCAGTATTAGTGTTAGGAAGCTGTGCTTCGCTACAGAACATTTCAAAGTAATCCTCATCAACTGGCAGTCCTACAGGCGGATTGAGAAACTTCACCACAAAGTTATTGCTGAACGACATTCCGCCGTTCGCTGCCATTGTTGTTAATAGGCGATCTATAGACACGCTAAATACCTACGTTGGTCCTACTATATTTATGGCGTACTCTGGGATTTATAAACCTACCCATCCTAAGAAGTACCGTGGCAACCCATCAAACATCATCTATAGATCGTTATGGGAACGTAAGTTCATGGTGTTCTGTGATAGTAATCCCTCCATTTTGGAGTGGGGTAGTGAAGAGGTTATTATACCATACAGGGCACCTGATGGTAAGTTGAGACGATACTTTCCAGACTTCTATATTAAGGTACGTGAAAAGTCAGGTAAGATAACAAAATATATTATTGAAGTAAAACCCAAAAAGCAAACAAAACCACCGAATGACAAAAACAAAAAAACTGCTGCCTATCGTAATGCTGCACTGAC